AAGTCTAAGTAAAATACTAGACCAGATGGTAGGTTCATTGGCTGTACAGATACGAAGTCTTTTGCTGCGATTTGAGCAAATACTTTTCGTACCAATGGTAGAGCCACGCCTGCCCATTGCTCACCTGCACCAGCAGAGAAAGAAGCGCCAGTACCGGTATTGGACTGCTCAGCTACTACTTGCTTGGCTTGGTTTTCTAAGATTCGAGCCATCATTCCTTTGTCGTTACCTTCTAGACCTTCTAGAAGACCGGATTGGCCCCATTTGTCAGCTAAACGAGAAGCGTCTTCTTGTAAGACTTTAAATTCGCTTGCTGAACCTTCGAGTAAGTTATTTATTTCCATTGTATTAAGAATAAAATTATTTTATGATTCCAGCTAATTTTTGCATTCTACGAACCTGGTCGCTTACTTCAGAGATTACCTCTCCTTTAGTAGAGTTACCGGCGGCTTTAGACGCAAAAGATTTGTGTTCTTTAATGTTAGTTTTTTCGCTTTTAGGAGCTGCAATATTTTGAGCTACTGTTTCGTAAACAAGTTTCACTTCTTTAACTGTTTCAGCTTTGTCAAAAGTAGTAATAATATTTACTTTTTGAGCTTCTGATAAGTTATTAGCTTTGAAAATTTTGTTTACATAAAGTAATTTAGAATTAAGAAGATTGACTTCAGATAGCTCTTTACGTAAAGTTTCAACGGTTTCTAATGCTTCGTTTAACTCAGCATTTTCTTCCATTTCTTTCTCTTTGTGTTTGCCTTCTTCCATTTCGTCTTCGTGCTTGCCTTCTTCCATGTGATCTTCATCATCATGCTTGGCTTCAGCAACATCTTCATCTTCAGATAGTGCTTCGAGTTCGGCAAGAAGTTCTTCAAGGTTGATTTCTTCGTCGTCAGCAGCGACCATGTCTTCTACTCCGCCTTCGTCATCATCCATTGACATTTCTTCTCCACCATGTAAGTCATCCTCATGTCCTTCGAGTTCCTGAGCTATCATATCTTTGATAAGAGCTTTTAGGTCCTCTACTTCCATGTCTTTGACGTCTACATCCTCGTCACCTTCTTCAGCTTCGTCCTCAGATTTTTCTGCGTCATCCTCAGCTGGTTCATCTTCTTCTTCAGCTACTACTTCGTCCATATCATCGTCATGTTTTGCTTCATCCATGTCTTTGTCATGTTTCGCTTCATCCATGTCGTCGTCATGCTTGGCTTCGTCCATTTCATCTTTGTCGTAAGAACCTTCTTCAACGGATTCTTCTTCAACTACTTCTTCTTCAACAGTCTCATCCATTTCTTCAGCTTCCATTTCCTGGAGCTTAGCAGCGAGCATGTCTTTTAAATGTGGAGTTAGAGATTCTTCCATTACGTCCTTAGCATTAGAAATAGCAGCCTCACGAATTGCTTTAGCTTCAGCAATAGCTTGCTTAAGTAAGTCTTGATTTGCCATAATGTTTATTGGGTATAATCTACGTTTATTAGAAACGTAATAGATAGGTTTAAAAATATTAATGCCGTATGGGAGACGACATATTCCTATATAAATATATAACCTTTAGTAAAAACAATTAATCTATACTACACTCGCAGGTAGTAGCACAAAGTATTTCTCTAATAGTAGA